TCTCGCCTGAATTGAGTAAAGCCGGAACTTTATCGCCTGTGAATGATGTGCCAGGCACAATACCACCCGTTGCGAATTTGGGGATGCTAGCCATTGCCGCAATTACAGAGGCGACAGCCGCGCCCGCCAATAGCCAACCTACAACGGGCGTTTCGGTTGCCGAAGTCACGCCGTTAATTACAGCTTCGGTTTGTTTAGCTGTTATCAAATCTCTAATTGCCGGAATAGCTTGCGCAATGCTCGAGACTACACCTGCACCCCATTGGAGATACGCCGCGGTGCTTTCGTTAGTGATTCCAGATAAAGAACTCATAATACTTCCAACTGCATAAAGCGATTTAGTGTATTCCTCGTTTATATCTATATCCTTTTTCTTGATAGGTGATTCAAATTTCGGTAACTTAAAGTTTTTACCTCCCTTCCCATGCGTCGGAACCTTATCATAAGCGGGTGCAATCGGTACGGACAAAGCACCGTCTTTCATACCGCCGTTTTTGATTTTAAACGCTTCCTGATCGACTACAAACTTTAGATTGATCTTCTTTTGTTCAAGTTCGTTAATCGTCGCTTGAATCGTTGAGCGTGCTTGCATATCGGTTGCGGAAATAAGTTTCTTATTCAGGTCTGCCAACTGAATGTTTATCGCCTCTATACTGTTACCGCTAGTTTCGACCTGCAATTTTATTTTCTTTGCTTCGAGTTCGTTAATCGTAGTTTTGATAGTAGTTTTTGCCTGTTCGTCCGTAGTGGCTATGAGCGTCTTATTTAATTTGGCAATTTCCGCATCATACCACGCAATAGAATCTTTTTGGGGAGCTTCTTTCGGAGCAGAACTTTTTAGGCTATTTTGTAATTCCAAGGTTCGTTTGTCGAAATCGTACATACGCTTCTTTAGATCGTATGTATATTCATAATTCTTTATCATTTCTACCCTATTAACATCGTTATCCTGATTAAGAAAATTCTGCTTTTCGAGTTCTGAATTTTGTTGTATATATAAATCCTTTTGTTCTTTCAAATCTAGTAGTTTCTGCCGCATTTGCTTCTTCGTTTCTCCTGTAAACTCGTTTGTATCACCACGTGTTGCATTTATATTACCCAGCATTAAATTTATCTGTTTGTCATACTCGGATAACTTATTTTGATAAGCAACAAGAGCCTTTTTTTCGTTTCTAGTTGAGAAATCATTGTTATTAATAGATATATATTTATGTATATCGTCAATATTAAAATCTTTGCGTCCTGTTCTAATATTCAAAGATTGTATTAACTCTTTTTCGGCACCGGACAATGTGTCGTCTACATCTACCTTAAAATTATCCTTTAAAGATTGAAGGCTTTTGAAAGCGTTTTCGCGCTCTTCTCGACTTTTTGTAGTATCTCTAATTACTGATTCAAATTTTGTAAATTGGGTATCAAACATCTTATTATTAAACCCCATAGACAATTTGGCATCAGCCAACGAATCTCGTAAGGCAGATAATTCTTTTAGATTAGAAATAGTATTTAATACACCATTATTGAAAGCTTCAAAGCTTCCAGATGATAAGGACTGAAAGAATATATCAACAGTTCCTTTACAAGCATTTAGAGTGTTATCAAACTCATCACTCGTTGACTGCGTAGAGCGAATAATCTTCATAAAAGATTCTCCCGCACCCACAGCTAATCCAATACTGCCCGCTGCTTTCATAAAACTAGAGCCGACGGACTTAGCCATATCACTAATACCACCCTGAAAGCGATTTACGCTACCTTTTGACTTCTCTAAATTCGCGTCAAAGTCATTTGTTTTAAGTAAAAGCCGTGTTATTATATCAGACATCTTTATTCGCGTTTAATTGTGATTCAACTATTTTTGCTTTTGCGCGTAAACGTTCTATTTCTTCATCCGTTACGCTCGTATCTTTCTTTTCTTCTTCATCCCACGGAAACCGGAGAATATCAGTTTGTTTTAGCGTCTTTGTGCTATTCGATTGCGCTATAATGTAGCCTATCAATCTAGTTTGCTCCCACGACTCGCGATTGCGTCGATTCAATCCGTCTATAAACGATTCAACCTCGATAAAGTCCATTTTATCGAGGAAGTAATCGGGAGCGATCCCGCCCTCGCCGACAACGCGCGAATAGAGTTCACGTATACTTACTGCTTTCGTTTCCGCGTCGTCGCCTTCTTTTTTTTACGTCATTTCCTGCCGATTGCGAACGTAACTTGATCTCGCCCCAAATAAATTCTTTGAATTGTTCAAATAGCATCAGATCAGTTTCGCACAACTCAATAAACTTTTCAAAATCCATCGCAAACGACTCTTTGTTATTAGCAAGTAGGAACGAATAAAATAAAAGATATTCGTCAAGTAATTTGCCGAATTGGAACGGATAACCAGAAATGTTTTCAAAGACGAAAAACGCCCGTAGCGTATAATTTAAGATGAAATCTTTTCCGTTAAGTGATATTGTTTTCATTGAATAGTCGTTTTAGAGGGCGGCAAATCGCCGCCCGTAATTACTTACCTGCAACCGCCTCTTTTGCAAGTGATCCGGTTCCTTCGAAGCTCACCGAGAAAGTCGCTTTATCTCCATCCGGCGCATTCGCTTCTAATGAAGTGATAACAGCTTTTCCAGTATAAGCACCCGCCGCAAGCGTCCATCCGGCTTCGGGCATCTCGTTTGCATTGGGATCACTCACAATACCAAACTTTAACGTAATAGGTTTGCGCGCGATCATCAATGCGAATAATTTATCGTAACTATTCGCATCAACATCAGCACTGAATACGTTCTCACTTGAAGCGTTCCAAGATAGTTTTTTAATATCTTTCTCCGTCCAGATACCCGAATCTTTACTTTGCGTGTCGATAGTTTCAGCCGATAACCCTAACTTGCATGAAGTTGCCAACGCTATAGCCTTATCTTCTGTGAATAACATTAGGTCTTTGCCTAACGCTGCCTTTGTTTTACTCATAATTTTGTCGTATTTTAGTTATTATTCTGTTTTAAAAGAAAACACAAGGCGTTGAATGAAAGTATCTTCGATAAAATCCTCGTCCGCACTTATTAATTTCGAGTCGATTACATCGAAGTTGTCATAACTTCCTCGTTTGTTTTCGAGTGATTTACGCACTTCTTCCGCGATTGTGACAGAGTTCAAATAGTTATCACTGGCGACAGCTATCTCAACCGATACAGTGTCGCCTGTGCTACTATATTTTGCATACTCTGGGGTTAGAGAGTTGCGTTTGTATATCACAAAGGGAAAAGATGTTTCCGTCTTTGTTGAGATCGCATAGATTTTATCAGAAACCAATTTTGCCAACTCTGTAGAGTCGCTTAACTTCTTATATACGTGTGCGCCTATTGATAAACTCATTTCTTTTTATTTGCTACTTTCATTATAGAATCAATAATATTTTTCTCTAGTGAGTTTTCCGCTTCCTTCTGTTTCGATTTGACTGCGTTAGAAAAGAAGTGAGAAGCATTTATAATACCTCTGTAAGCTGCTTTTTTGGTAACGCGTTTTTTATTAGTCCAGAAACTTCTAGTGCTAGATTCTTTCGTAAATCGTTCTTTTGTTCCTGATTCGAACCATTTCAACATATAGGCGCGTGATCCCTTTTTGCGTCGGTCGATCAGGTCAACCCGTGCGCCGGAAGCATTGCGATAAACTGCTACGTTTATTTCGTTCTTTAACGGTTTGAATGATACGCCATTCTTAGAACTTCCAAATTCCGCATCGTTAACAGCCGAAACTAAATTCTCCTGTGCCTGTTTACGAATGATAAGAATCGACTTCCTAAGAGCGGACGAAATCGCCTTCTTTGCTTCTTTATCGTTCAACCGTTTAAGTAGTTCGTTTACTCGCGTTGCATCCACTTCGACGCGATACAAGTTGCGCCCGGTGTAATTATCACTCATTGATTACCTCCGCTTCTATAACCGTCGATTGTTGCTTCCGGTCGTGATTAATAGATAAAATCTTGTACTTTTGACCGTCGTACTCGATCCGCATTTTAGCGTTGATCTCTTTGCAAATACGAATCATTATCGTATTAACGGTCGTGTTGTATATCTCGCCGTTAGCCTCCTTGCGTGCACCAGACTTAAAACGGATATATGCGCGTTTATCGAATACCTTCACCCAACTTTCAGACGTACCGCCCAAGTTATCGCGTTTTGACTCGCTACGGTAAAAGCCGATCATTTCGTTTAAGAGTCCTGCTTGCATTATGTGTATCGTTTTAAAGGGTGCAATAACAGTTCTACGTGTCCCGGAATAACTTGCGGCGTGGCAAATGTTACCGATTCACGGTTTGCGTAGTAATTCGCTATGAGTATGCGGATCGCGTGCCAGATACGCCGATCTATCTTCGCGTCCTTAACGTATGTATCTAGCGGATTATTTAGATACGCTTCGATAAGAAGTTGAACGGGTTCAATAAGTCCGGTTATATATGCGTCGTCTGTGTCGAAGTCAACGTTTAAATGCGGTTTGAGTTCTTCGAGTGTTACGTATTGTACCATAGTGTATAAATTAGAAAGGGCTAGAGCCGAAGCCCCAGCCCTTTAGTGAATGATAATAGATCGTTTAAGCCGTTTTCTTCTTTGCGATGGCAAAGGCTTCTGGGCGAGCTACAACAATATCATAATCAGTATTCAACACAAAGTTTACGATATTACTTTTCGCTCCGGTGTACGGGTCTATAACTAAATCCATATCGCCGAACTGACCGATAGCAGCGTTAGAGAATACACCAAATCCGATAGAATCGGCGTCCATGTAGTTAGTAACGAGAACCGGATAGCCATTCACCATGCCGTTTTGACAAATCATTTCAGCAGCCCCCGCCGTTTTTGGAGTGGACTTCAAAGCGCCGTACACTTTCGGGGTGCAAACATAAGCGGCTGTACCGTCCGTAACATCTACACCCGCATCCATCACGGTAGATTCAAGTGAAACGACATTCGCAAATGTCAAGTCGTTTGTATATTCAACACTTGGTTTTGTTTTAACAAATACCCCATTACTTGCGCCAGACAATGCAGTTCCCGAAAACATCCATTTGTTCAAAGTACGAGCGACACCAAGCGAAATTTGTTTCAAAACAACATCCTGCAAAGAGTAGTTCGTTTGGTTGATCGCACGTTTTGAAACCGGAATAGAAATTGATACACGTTTAGGAGAAGCCTTGATTTTGTCGATATTCAATTCGGTATCGGTAACCGTAACGTTTTCACCCTGAATTGTTGCTTCAACAGCCGCCAATGTCGGGAAAACAAGATCGCCCACAAGTCCGCTCTGCATCTTGATACCGAGCTTATCAATAATCAAACCTTTTTCTAACGGTTCGATGATTTCCCCGATTGTAACAGGAACCATGCTAGCCGCATCGGTTGTATCTGTAACAGTCATCGCACGTTCTACAACTTTAATACCGCCTTCCGATACTACTCCGTTGTATTCTTCCAAAGAACGATGATTTACGACATCAAAAACAGCCTGTGAAAACAACACGCGACGGTCTGACACCAAGCCCGCGTTAATATCTTCAAGCGCACGGCGTTCGACTTTCATTTCCAAAAGTTCTTTCTTTGTTTTTAACTGTTCGAACTGCTCTTTCTCGTTTGCGTCTAGCGCTCTTTTTTCCGCCTCTGCTTTATCCAACATAGCGCGCATTTGCTCTTTATATTGAGCAATAGTTTCAAATTCTTTTCTCATGTTTTAAATTGATTTGCGTAAATTATTTAGTTCATTCAAATAGTCTTTATTCTCGCCGGACAACTCCGCTATCGCATCGTCCATACTTCGCACTGTTACGTCTGTACCATAAAAAGCAGGATCAACAACGGGAGATATATCGGAAATCCGATCAATCATGTGTACAGTACGAAGTAACAACCCGTCTTTCATTGAATAGGAAACTTTCGTTTTATCCTTTTCATTTAAAGCATACGCAAACGACGAACCGAAAATGTCACCGCGTTTAATCATTTCTACGGCGAAATCTCCGTCGGGAGTACTAGGAGCCTCAAACCTGTATTTAAGTCCGTAGTCGTCAAGTTCAAGCGACAAAGTACCCGCACCGCGATTAGAACGAGCTAACAATCTCTGTTTATTATGATCTAACAGGGCTTTAACATCACAATTACGCAACAGTTCTTCTGTTATAGCTCCCTTCTCGATTACTTCAACAAAGGCACGTTGCTTTTCTCTATCAAACAATACACGGCTTTCTTGTCCGAATACAACCGCGTAACCTTCGATTATTCTTCCGTCTCCAACTTTGGGAGTACCTAGCTCTGTATAACTTCGTATTTCCATATTTTGCAAATATCGTTTTACTATATGTTTGTTTACTCATTCTTTGGTAGCTCTACTTTTTGACTAGCCGTTTCGATTGGTTGAACGTTGCAGGAAATAAATACCTTATCACCTCCTTCAATGGGTGATTGATCCACACGTTTACGGGCTTCATTGATACTAAAAATTCCGGCTTCTTCCATTGTTTTAAGATATGTCGCCTGTGTAGTTAGATCGGTTTGATACAAGCAAGCCAAATCGAATGAAATTTTGTATAAATGAGCCACCGAATTAGGGATTAGTTTATAATTAAACTCTGCCTCGATTTGTTTCAATATTGGTTGCAGGGTATCAGTTAAAAAAGAAACATTGCTCATTTCAGAAGCCTTGTAATTAGTAGATTGTCCGGCAAATACTTTATCTGGGTGAACCCCATAGAATCTACATATATCAAGAATACTAAACTTCTTTGTTTCCAATAACTGCGCATCTACCGGATTGATAGAAAGTTGATGAAATCCCACATCGCCGGGTACAGAAATAATGTCTCTCCCTGTATTTAATTGCTCCTCGATGCGATCTCCAACTGTAGAAAGTTGAGTATCTGTCATTCCCGCTCCGGGTAAACCTCTATTTGTCTCTTTTGCACCGGAAACAAGCCCCTTTATTTTACTTCCATTTTGAAAGGTTCGCAAATTCTGATTGTCGGCGCTTGCAGCGATTGAAAATATGCGACTAGCGTACGTTATAGTACTCACCCCTGTATACCCACCGTCCAAACTATTGTTTTTAAGATGGATTATTTCGTGGGGTTCAAACCGCCCGTATATCCGGTTGTATGGATCGGAAATAATATAGGCATCATTCAGTTTATCATAAGCAACTGTATTATTTGCGCATAATACAAGCTCGCTGACACTACCGAACTTTCGACGGATAACGATGTAGGCGTTTCCTTGATTT